ACCTTGATCTTTGTTCCATCGATGAGAGTTACTGTCTTTTCTTCCGTGGCAGTTGCCATTTATTCCTCCTTATAAGGTTAAAGTTAATTATACCATAGCGGAGTCTATTTTTTTTGCTATTCTATAACCTCATAAGTTAGGCCCATCCCTATTCCAAAACCAGCCCTCTCTGCATTTTTACCCTGTAGGGCAAGGATGTCATTTCCATTTTCTGCCTTTCCTTTACTAAATACTCTAGCCTTCATGTCTTCCCAGGCATTACTATTTCCAGAGTTTTTGTCAATATCTACTCCCTGCATAGCAGCAGCAAACTTCTTATCGTTATAATCCAAATCTCTTTTTGCCTTAATAGTTGCGGTTAGTTCTGGCATTGATAAAGACTGCTCAAGTTCTTCATAATCTTTCCAAATCCCTATAAGAAATGCTTCTGCTTCTAGTTTTGCTAAATCTAGAGTTTCCCAAGAAGATCCGCTATCTACTGCTTGAGACTTTACTGGCTCTTCTGACTTTTGATTAATCTTAATACCTGCTGCAATATCAATAACTTGATATATTGTTGGCAAATCTAAATTATCTTCAAGGTCTTCAACTGTTTTTATATGCGGAGCATACTGCCTCATTGCTATAAGAGCACAGACTACTAAAATAGATATTGATTCGTCATCTGTTTTTGCTGACTTTATTGTTTCAAATTTTGTTAAAAATTCTCTAAGATATTTTATTTTTAATGGGGCAGCCTCAATAACAGTTCCATCAATAAGAGAAAAATTTTTCTTTTCGTATACGCTTGTTGCCATTATATAAGTATACCAAATGGAAAAGCCCAGACCTTGTGAGTCTGGGCCAATCCTATTAAGTTGTATTATAGAGAACGATCTACGATTTTACCGTATGATGCGTCATCGTTTGGAAGGAGACGGAATGAAACTTCAAACATTGAAGCCTCATCACGCTTTGCTGATACTGTAACATTCTCAATTGAGAGTGCACGGTATGCAACATAGATTCTTTCCTTTGGCTCGTTAGAAGAACCAGATCCTGGTCCTACTGCTACGAGTCCACGCTCTAGTGGAACGTCACCAATGTCACCTGCGGACATCTTTAGTGTCTCTAGGTCTCCACTGATTACCTTATCTGTATCATCTGCTGCAATTGCAACTAGAAGATTTTCTAGGGTTGCCTCTGCGAATGATGTATTTAGATTAACTGTCATACCTTGCTTGAATAGACGAGCAACGTCGAGAAGTTGATCTACTGCTACTTCACCGAAATCTGGCTGGAAAGCGAGTTCCAAACCATTTGATGTATATCCTATGTTTCTGTATGCTTCGTCGTCTGACAAAGTTTCCTTGTAGGATACTGCTGGGGATGCGGTCATTGATGGAAGATCGATACCTGCTTGAGTATCAGTAATCTTACCAGTTGCTGAGTCGTATCCGATTGGACCTGCATTATGCGTAAAAAGTGCTGCTGCACCCACGATAATGTTACTACTTGAACCACGGCTGTATGCCATATATTCTCACCTCTTTCATTTTATTAAAAGGGGTGCCAGTCGTAGTCGATAATGATCTTATTCCCCGCATAGGTACGGGCTGTACCGAAATCTACGATATCCCTGGTTTCTTCTAGTTGATAGATTTTAAAGTTGTGGAAAAAACATGGCTTAGATTCTGCGCTCCAATCTCCTTGGTTTGCTGCTGCCCATTCATTTAAATCTTTTGCCGAATCGTCTGCATAATCTAAAAGGTCATTTACCTGCTGCTGAGTAATTATCATCTTCTTTTGTGCGTCATCGCCAGTGGCATAAAAATAGTACAAAAGTTGTTCGCACTTTATGTATGGAAATGGTACTCTTCTCATTTTAAACATTCTGTCATACACAGCAAAAACTCCATTGCTGTCTGGAAATGTCTCAGTTAACGCATCTATTTGTGTTGGAAGCGTTGGGAAAAAATATGCGGCCCCGCTAAATCCAGGCATATCTAGTTTTGATGCAAGATATTTATTGATAATTGTAGGTGGATGATGAATTAATGCTGTCACTGAATACCAACTCCTGCATTAGCAATCCAACGGTAGCCTGTTGACAAACCTTTAGATCTGCCCAGTCTTTTACCTGCTGCCATATCTTTTCTATATACCACTGGATTTTCAAGATACCTAGCAATACCGCTTACTCTTAAAAATGCTTGAGAAAAATATCTATTAAAGAACATATCAAATACCTTTTCAAATCCACCTTGAACTTCTGTTCCTCCAGGATTGTCTACCCTTACTTCGTTTTTTGTAAACACTGTTTCTCCGTTATCCTCAAATGCTAAAGCCTGTGCAACTCTTGGTCTGATAACAACTGGAATGCCTTCTTCCATGATTCTTGCCTTATCATAAAACGGAGTCCTCGACCCATTCTTTATTGAGGTAGATTGACGAAATGACGACCTAAATGACAAACCTAAATTACTGGTTGTATATGATATATCATATAATCTTGCACTAGGGCTGCCTGTCTGATTCCATTCATAAACATGATGCAGCATATCTGGATTAACTCTAGCATTAGAATCTATAAACTCTTTCATTAGTTCTACTGTTTCTAATCCTACTGTTTTTAGGAATATGGTTTTGCCTCTTTGTATTCCCTCCAAAAATCCCATAGAGTAGTCTACAATATTGCTCATTTCTTTTTTAAATTGTGCAGAATTAAATACGGCTCTCATACATCACCCGTTTGATTTTCTGACCTTCTTATTACAACCCTATAAGAGTCTACAGTTCCAAATGGCCCCATAAATGGCTCATATGTTGCTATTTCAAACAGCGTTCCCTTGCCAGATCTTGGCCCAGATGTTTCTAAATAAATAAGGTTTCCCTCTTGATCTTTTACATCAGTTATCAGTATATTTGTTAAAGAGTTTTTAGAATCTCTAGACGACATTCTTATGTCTGATTTTACTCTACCAACTAGGATTGAATGCTGAGTTATATTAACATTTGGCTTAACCTCTTCTTTAAAAGCAGTTCCGCCAGAACTAAAGTTACATGCAATAACCCTATCCAAAACCCATTGCTTTTTTATTGCTCCAAAGTCGCCTTGCTCAACGATTGGATGATATAAAGATGCCTGCATTGGAAACATAAAGTCTGGAGTTTCGCATACTGTCATTACAACACCCCAAGTTTTGTAATAGACTTAGTATACTTTGAAAGTATCTTGTCTACAAGTATATTTCCCGTTCCCTCGAAAAGACCTTTGTCAAACTGAATTCTATACTGATCTGTATTGTACGAAGAAATGAATCTCTTATAATAGTCTAACTTTCCACAGTCTATGTCGTGAACAAGCATCTCAGTTGCTTTTACGATATCTGATGGCACATTGGAGTAGCCATACTCAACTGTTATTCTATAATCCCAGGTTTTACCAAATCCTCTGTAAATAAATTGTGGATCAAGAGAGTCTGAAGACGCTGCTGGTAGAACAAGTGGGGCTGACTCTGCACGATTAATATTGTCTGTTGACTTTTCAACAATTGCTGTTTTATCAGATGTTACTTCGTATTCTCTATCTGTTACTAACTTATTATTTTCATAAACCGATAAAACCTTTTTTACATCATCCCAGATAGGCAAATAGTCTGATCCAGTTCCTGTAAAATTCAAAACTTTTTTCTTGTAATAAAAACCTTCTCCAACAATTGAGTCAATTATTGCTCTTGCCACTCCCTCATTGTCTGCATATGCAGCAATATCAGAAGCAGTGCTTCCCTTTGTAGATGGGTCTACATATGGTCTAGTCACCTCATATGTATCATCAATAATAACATCATCTATAATTTTTACTTCTACTCTATACTCAGAGTCATACCTTCCAGGAAGGTTTATGGTTAGAGTGTCCCCTGTAGAAAGTTCTGGAAATTCTAGCGTAGATACAGAAAGGTCCGCCATATCAGTTACTAAAACAGTTACATCTTCATCTACAATAGATGAAGGAATAGTGTAAGTAACTGGTATATCTGCGTATGGCGGAACTCTCAATATCTCCATACTATACTACCCTAAAACCTTTTTTACTTCTTCGGGTGTTGCAATACGGACGTGTGAGCGTGTTAGCCACTTATCTGCTTGCTCTTTTGTTACAATATTGTAACCTCTGTAAAGTGTTCCAACTTCTTCCCAACGAACATTCTTTGTTGAGTAAATGGCCACCTTATCTCCATCCTTATGTGCTGGCTTAATGGTCTTCTTTGGACCGTCTGCTGCCATAGATCCAATAGCACCTGTATTTGTAAATCCTAATGCCTGAACTGGTTCTTCAACTGGCTTTGGGGCTTCTACAACAACTGGCTCTGCTACAGGCTCTGCAACTGGTTCTACCACAGGCTCTGCAACTGGTTCTGCTGGTGTTTCAACAACAATAGGCTCTGGTGCATCTTCTGCTACGAATGGCTTGTTATATTCATTATTTTCCATAATATCCTCCTTGTTTGTATTATATCACTAAAGTATTAAGGGGGACAGGAGAGTGAACTCCCGCCCCCCATAAAAGGTTACTTCTACAGATTACTCATCTGCTGAAGCGTCAGCGAATGCAATTGCATCCTCTTCTTCCCATTGAATACCGAAGCGAACGAATACAGTATATTCAATTGTATCCTTCTTCGCTACATACTCACGGTTTACAGTAATATCTCTCTGGAATCCCCAAACACGGTTGGCAGGGAATGTCAAATCGATATAGCCTTCTGGGTAGTAAGGAACTTCCTGAACTTCAATTCCGAGAACACGAGTTGTACGTGCTCCACCGAATGTCTGTCCAATACCGTCGAGATAGTTCTGACGGTTTGCTTGAGTGCTTCCTGGAACTTGTCCAGCAAAC